TTACACTTGAAACGTGGTCGCTTAAATCAACACTATTTAACACAACACTAGCGTCTGTTAAAACAAATTTTGCCAATGTAAACTCCTTTCATTATCAATACTAAATTGATAAAAAGGATCTGGTATTTGTTTGTTATTAGGCATAAAAAAACCCACCAATAAAAACTATTAGTGGGTTTTTGTTTTGTTTATTCTTCTTCTTGTTTTGGATATGCTTTATCCAATGCTGCTTGAACTTCTGAAAACACTTCATTCGCTGAAAGCGATACGTAAGTGCCATCATCTTCAATGTAACCAGGCATTTTACTCCTTTCCTTTTAGTACGTTTTTTTCGTAACAACCATCAATTGTGTTTGAACATAAACCTGATTGTGTAACTTCAGGATATTCATTGGCAAATAAACCATAAATAATTTCTTTGCCACACAATTTACAATTTGACTTCATACGAACCCCAATCTGTTTTGTACGTTTTTTTAATTATACCACACTATGTGGCAAATTTCAATTTGGCTATTCTATGCCAATTGTTGCGTGAATAGAAAAACTTGGATTTGTTCCACTTACTGTGTAATTTAAACGCCAATGCTGATCTGTAATTGCACCTGCAACACTTTGAAAGTCTGAACCTATTGCTGTAATACCTGTAAATGTAATTCTATCTGTTGGACTTGTAAAACTTGCGTTGTCATCTGATTGTAATTTAAAAGTTATTGTTGGTGTTGATGTACCACTTACACCGTAACAATGAATTGCGACAAAACATTTTTCTGTCGCACCAACTGCACCTAACTGTACACCCGGTGAATTACCATTAGCAGTTATTGCTTCATCTATCTGTACCGTACCTTGTACAACTACATCACTTGATTGTGATTTTGAAATACTAAATGGTGCTAATTCACCAACTGCACCAAAAATATTATATGAAAATAACCTTGATTTCATAAAGTATGCAGTATTGCCTACACCTGCGTCTGGTACTGTTGTTACGGTTAATTCATTACCAATATTTGCACCAAGTAATGCGTCTGGTTTATCTGTACCAGCTTCATAAAATCCGTCCATTTGTAACGAACTATCCTTAATCCCCCCTAGTTTTGATCTAAAGCCACCACTATTAATTGTTGTAGCGTCAAGTTCTTCAGCTGTTACTTCTAAATTTACACTTGTAATATGGCTTGATAAGTCAAAACCACCACTAAATACTTTACCGTCATTAAAAACAAATTTAGCCATTATCTATTTCTTCCCACGCTTCATTAATGTTTGGTGTGCTTTTATCATCTTTTTTATATGTGCCGTCTTTTTTTCTAGCACGTTTTTTATTAATTGTAGTGGGTTCAATGTGTCCACCTTTTATTAATGACTTAGCAACATCTTCATCTTCTATTGTAATTATGTCGCCTTTTATTTTATCCATTACTTTTTTATTACCAATAATTTTATATTTAGCCATTAGATCCACCTTTACAAGTTTCTGGGCAAGACATACAACAATTCATTAATTTGTTCCTTTCGTATACACTTGAACTTCTATATTTGCACCAATAGCGTCTATGCCATTAACACTTACATCAGCACTTATGTTTGATACTGATACTGTTCTAGCGTCCGTATCTGTAAGTCCTAAAGTCCTATTATTAAATATAGTTTGTCTAACGCTATTTGAACCTTGCCCTGTTATAAAACCGTGTAATTTGTCTTGTGCTGTTCTACTGTCTGCACGTTGTACTGCAATCAAAACATCAAATGTATATAGATCAGTTCCCCTTTGCATAGCTAAATCAAACTGAATATCCGTTGGAACTATAAATGCTGCTGGAAAGTTTAAACCCATATCCGGCACATTATCATAACAACGCAGACCAGATATATTACTTAATACTGTTTTCATACCGTCTGTAATTTCTGCAAGTGAAGCCATTAAACAACACCTAAAACTGTGCCTTTACGAAATGGTGCAATCAATCTTGTTATTTCTCTATTTTGCTGAATATTTACTACGCCAAAATCACCAACACCTGCAACACCAAGTGGTGCGTTTCGCA